CTCGGTACGGTGCAACGCGCCAGCCAGGGATGGCTGGCCGCTGAGCAGCAATGCAGAGAAGCTAACGCTCGGTTCCGAGCATTTGATGACGGGGTTATCCCAAAACCCCACTTGCACGACCTCCTCTGGCGTGCAAGGGAAATATGTCATCAGGTGTTAGGGCCTTTCCGTTGGTCCGATCTGCTGTCGGAGTACGGGTTTGGACCAGGCGCAAGCCAACAGGTCCCCCGTCGGCAGGCTACGCGCTCAAAGAAGTATTCAGCGGAAGCTGTGACTTCGCCTCCCTCCACCATAGAACTCAGCCACGTAGTGGGGTTAAACCCGCACTGGTTTGAGGCCCTAACTGGTGTTTCACCGATTGGGCCGTGCTGCCTCTTAGGAGTGGCAGCTTGTGACTATGACCTTGGAACGTTTGTGGACAAGGACGCTCTTAAAAAGCGTTCGATCGGTATTGGGCCCAATGGAGGTGTTTACCTCCAGAAGGCTCGAGGCGCGATCATCCGTAGACGTCTCAAGCGGTGGGGAATCGACCTTGATGACCAGACTCCAAATCAGGACCTTGCCTACCTTGGCTCGGTTTCCAACTCGGTGGCCACGATCGATCTAGCTTCGGCTAGTGACACCGTGAATATCGGGGTGGTTCGGTACTTGTTGCCGACTGACTGGTTCATCGCTCTCAACTCCGTGAGGAGCCGCTGCGTAAAGTTCGATGCCGTTGGGTTTGAAGGCCCGACTGCTAAATTCTCAGCAATGGGAAACGGCTTTACGTTCGAGTTAGAAACACTTATCTTCTTCAGCTTAGCTAAAGCTGTCGACGAAGCGCTTAACGGCGCCCAAGGACCCCTCCGGGTCTACGGCGATGACATTGTGTGCCACACCGCATGCAGTGGAGTCCTCGTCGAGCTTCTCAGCTATTGCGGCTTCGTAACGAACGCTCGTAAGACGTACGTTACTGGCCCCTTTCGCGAGAGCTGTGGGATGGACGTGTTTCTGGGTCTCGACGTTACCCCCATCCGCTACAAGCGCGGATGGGACAGCAAGTTGGAAAACTACTTCTTGCTGTACAATCAGGTGCTGCGTTTGCATAGGTCCTTCGGGACTACTAGCAAGTTCGGCAGTCTGCTTGTTGGTCTTTACAGGAGCGTAAACTACAGGTATCGGTTCGCCGTACCGCCGTCCTTTGGCGACGACACGGGGTTTAAAACCCGTCGACCTCGTCCGAAGTGGCCCCACCCTCGCGGGTGGGACGTAATTCGGTTCCCCTACTGGGGAGTAGTACCGAGAAAGGTCGAGGATTACTCACTGGGGCATCTGACTGCGATGCTGGAAAAGTACTCACGTACTCGTCTGGCTCTATGTTATGATCAAGTTCCTGTGGGTGACTCCTTGTTTCGGTATGTGTGGCAAGATATTGCCGCTCAGCCTCCTGTCCATAACGCACCGTCACTTCGCAGTGACGACGATAAGGTGCGACGTCGAACAGCAGTAGGTTCGATCCTACGCTGGAGCTAACTCCCTGAGTAGCTCTTTCCTCGACTTCGAGGTGGAGGCCTAAT